GGGGATTAGTGTAAAGAACGGAAGTGTTCTGTCATTATCTACGTCTGCGTATTTTACCAACAGAACATCCCAATTAGCAAATTGTAGTGGTCGACTCGATGATGCGATCACTGCCAGTCGGGCCCGTGGAGCTGGTTTCCAATGCATGAGTGTGTTTCAATTAGGTGCTTTAAGATTACTAACATTAGCACATGCACAAGCTAGTAAGAGTGCTGAATTTAATGCATGGTATGATTCATCTGGCCAACACAACCTTCCTAAAGGAGCAACTAATGGTTCTGGTAAAGATTATAATCGACCTAACGGTACTTGGCAGTCTGGTTTAACAGGATCGTGTAGTGTATTTGCAGAAAGCACCCATAATGGTCAGAATAATGGGGTTGCCGATTTAAAAGGCATTTTATATCAAGTCGTTACTGGGTATATTGGATCAGGATCTTATTATTTTTTGAAGCCTGAGGTTGATATCACAACGCTTGATAAAGACGCAATGTACAACAATTCAAACCACAACTCGCGCTCAATGCCATTCACTGGTTGGCATGGTTGGGATCAAAGTCAACCAATGTTCAATAATGACAGTACTGGGCTTCATTGGGATTGTTGTGGTTTCTTGAACACAATTACCAACGTAGGTGACAAATATATTCAGGGAATGTTTGAAGAAGACCAAGAATATATTACAGCCACAACTAACAGTTTCCCGTATTTTGGGTGCTATTGGAACATTGGTGACTCTCAGTGCCTTGGGTTGTTTTGCTCGGAATTGTATTTCTATCGTTCTGACGATCTCTACCGCTATGGGTTCCGTGCTTGTGGTTACCTATAGCGATGTGTTCCATCACATCGCGTTCACGCTTTTGTGAAAAAGATTATTAACAATTAACTTATTTTAAAGAAAATGGAAATTAAGGAACAGGATAATATTCCTTATAGTGAAAAGCGAATTGGAAATGAAACTCAATTCGCAGTTGATTTGAGGCGTGATATTATCGATCTTGTCGTTTTAATGGAAACATATTTGAATCACGCTCCACGTTGTGAAAGATACTGTTTGTGTGCACGAATTCGTGATATTGGTGTTCAAATGTGTGAACGAATGGCTGAAATTCGAATCGCCCCATCAAAATCAAAAGAAGGTTATATTAAAAAGCTTTGTTATGATATTGAGAAGTATCGAGCTTTGATTGAGGTGTTTCGTATGAAAGGTTACTTTACGTTTAAGCGTGGTGTTAAAGAATCTTTTACAAATGTCGAAGCAGTTAAAAGGGCTGGACATGTTGAAACGCGATTATCGAACATCTCCAGAAAAACATATTATTGGATCCAAAATCCAGCTTACTAAGTAATTTCAAAGGGTAGGTTATTATTTGTTTCCCGTTTTTTGGGTGCTCTTGGAGGCAGTGGTCACTATCAGTACCATGGGTTGTTTTACTCGAAATTGAATTTCTATCGTTCTAACGACAACAACAACTATGGGTTCCGTGCTTGTGATTATTTCTTCTTACTGAATCCACATCTTCAAGGTCTGTTAAGGGATCGAATCAGTAGATTTAATAACGATAACCTCATCCTGCTTTAATGCGAAACAAACATGGCTGGTCATTAACAAATATCTGACCAGCTTTTTCTTTATGGCAAAAATACAAACAAAGCTAGAAGATCTATTAACGTTTGATAATCTCTTCCAAGCATATATTCAAGCATCAAAATCTAAACATCACCGTCGAAATGTTGACAGATTTGAACAAAACCTGTATGCGAATCTCGTACAGCTTCTTCAGGAATTGAAAGATGGTACGTACCAACCGAGATCGTGTTATAAGTTTGAAATATACTGCACCGCTGGACAAAAACGTCGTTTAATCAGTGCTCCACAATTTCGCGATTGTGTTGTCCAACACTTGATATATCAAAATCTATATTGGCAATTTGACAAGAAGTTCATTTTCGATTCTTATGGTTGCAGAAAAGGTAAAGGCCCTCAAAGAGCCGCAAAGAGGGTGTATAACTTTGTCCAACAGCACGAACTGGCCGATTACTACTGCCAGCTTGACATGAGGAAGTATTATTACTCAATTGATCACAACATCCTTCGTGAAATTCTAGTTCATGATATTGAAGATCAGTCATTAATTGAGCTGATGATGAAATTTTGCACAAATCCTACTGGGGTTGGATTAGAGGTTGGTAATGTCATTTCCCAGTTCTTTGGAATGATCTATCTTAATCGTTTAGATCATTATTGCAAAAGAGTATTAAAGATCAAACATTATATCAGATATGTTGACGACATTGTCATCATCACTAATTCCAAACAACAAGCACAATTGATCAAACAAACGGTTGAACAATATATTAAGTCGGTCCTTAATATGTCATTATCAAAGTGCAAAATTCAACCAATTAAACATGGAATCAATTTTAGTGGGATGAGGACATTTCCTCACTATAGTGTTATTCGTAAACGATCACTACGTAACCTAAATCGAGCGATAAAAGCAAATAGATGGAATAGTGTTCAGAGTATTCTATCGCATTGTATTATCTCAAACAGTTATCACCGATGTTTGTTGAAAATACCTTTTAATCATGTACTCAATCTCCCCAAACGATACCGTTTAGATCACTTCGATGCTTACTACCACAAAGAGGAATGAATATTCTCCCCCAATACCAAAAAAGAAAGGGTCGGATTCCGACCCTTTCTTATTGTATTTCAACCACAATCAGAATATAACCAGAACACAACTTCAAATTATGATTGAATACATCTATCTTGTATGCGTTATATTTAGTACTTGTCGTGGTGACTGATTTCGTCAATTGTGTTGATATTATTGATCACGTCTCGAAGCACATCATCGGTGACAACATCATTCCAATCAAAATCAACCTCAGTATTCAGTTTACCATTCTTCAAACGTGTTGGCGTGTTATCGTAACGGATACCATTCAAACCATGCCAAGCAGCACTACTAGTATCCCAAGAAGCAATCATAGGGAAGTATGGTTCAAGCAACTCAATCTCGCTGACTGCATCCTGCATCCCGAGAATATGGAAACGATGTTGCAACTTACTTTCAATCACCATTCGATTAATGATCTTTCGTTTTTCTAGTTCACGGAACACCTTCCAACGAGCCATTGTTCGTTGCATACGAATCATTCCGTCCAATTGACCATTATAGCAACCCTCATCGATCCCCAACGCAATTGGGTCTGCAAGGATTGACATCCCAATAAGGTCAATCTCTGGATTATCGATCGCCCACTTAATGCTTTCGATCAAACCGTCTAAATCACCAAGCTCACTCTGTGGGACATAAAACGTCTTAAACCCAGCAGCCTTGATTGACGGAATCATTTCAATTGCTTTATCACGTGTCTTTGTCCAATGTTCCTTAGGATAATCCGACAGAACAATATAATCGGCACCAATCTTTTTACCCAATTCAATTAGCTTTTCACTTGGGTACATCGGTTCACCCTTCTTGAATTGTTCAAATGCGCTATTATCCATAATAATTGTGCAATTGTCTCGTTCTTTGAGTTGACGATACATTTCAACATACTCAGAATCACTCTCTACTAGATGAGCAAGAACAAGATGACGAGGACGTCCGGCAACAACATTAATCAGCTTCTTTGGAACGATATGACAAAATTCCATTTATTTCTCCTTTAATGCACAACAACCACCACTATCATACAGCATACTATATGCTTTGTCAACTGGAAGGCTAATGGTGTTTCATGAGCACCACATGTTTAAGTAATAGTAATACCACCAAAGGTAACTAATAATGGCTATTCATTACAAAGATCTATCATTTAAAGATAAGCTAAAGTTCAAGTTTTGGAGTCCTCACACAGCAATGAATGCTGTGCTTGACTATTTTGAAGATCACAAGATGCTTGAAGTGAAAACCAAAGACGATAAGGGCGATGTGATCGATATCGATACTGGGATTTGGTCAGTATATGGCGATGGCGGCATTCGTATCAACTGGCGTGGTCGTTTCTGGGGATCATATCACCAAGATGTAATGGAAGATATTCTCAAAAACCAAAAGGGTAATATGGTGGTGGTACCGTACGGTGATTTTAGAAAACACGATGACCGACTGGATGATAAACACACCTTAACCATTCCCCGTAAAGATCTTGAGAAAGTTATTGAAATTCGTAATAAAGTTATTGAAGCAGGTGTAATTAAGGCTCATAGCATGAGTCAAGATCAACTAGCTAAAGATGTGGATTTTCAGTTTGAAATTATCAATAAATTGGGAATCGAAAAACAATTTTTGGACCGTCTCCACGGTTTGCGAGACAACTTTGGGTTCAAAGACAAAAAATAAGTTAATCGCCAATAACAATTGCGTTACGATTAATTATTGTATTTTAAGGAGTTAGATAGTTAACTCCTTTTATATGAGTCCAAGCAAGAAAACCACAGATGCT